GATGGTTTTCTATAGTATTCCATATCATCCCCCTAAAACTGTTCCTATCCAAATAAGAGACGGGTCAAGTGCCTCTGCTTCATCTGGGCTGATCGTGGAGTGTTTTAAGCTCCCGTGGTCGTCGTACAGATATACTATCATATGGAGACGGCTCGAAACCTCTCTCGCCTCCTGTATTCTCTGTTCATAGTCCGGATAAGTAATCATACCGAATCAATCCCCTCGTTATAGAGGCTATCTGTCCCCTTCACTAAGTGCCCACACAATCCCATTAGCGGTGAATAAAGCAACGGCTCCCCAAAATTGCCATGTAGTGAACGGAAAACCAATATATCCCATATAAACCCCAAACGCTCCGCTTACCACATAAACCCATACAGACATTCTCATAGTAACACCTCCTGTTATTTATTTATACTGAGTATTTCTTTTTCGCATCCCGCTTCGATCCAGGCGCGTACAACATGAATACAATCAGATGCCTTGATGTGCGGATTGTTGCGCCTAATGATGCGGTATAGTTGATATGAGATACGATTCATCGAATTGCCCTCCTTTTGTTTGTCTTTACTCTATCAAGACTTGTGCCAGAATAAAATATGTAATGTAATCACCTAAGTAAAGAAAACAGCCCACTGTAACCCTGTTCAGGATTGTAAAACTATTTTACAGCATAATATGAGCAGTTATCAGTATTAGGGCCGAAAAGAGTACAAATACACACAGTTATGTAACAGCCTAAATATGTAAAGATACTTTACAACATGTAAGAGGAACTGACAATCTGAGCATGACATTGAAAAAAGTCCAACGATTAGACGATTTAGACGTTATAATCCGCCGCATGGAGAAGCCTAAAAAGAAACGATCCACTATAAAGAAAATCACCAAAGGCCGCGCCGACATTGAAACACCCGAAGGCAGGAGTGCCGTGGTAAAAGACCTATTAAAGGCCCATCCTACCCTTTCAGCAGCGGATATAAGTGGACTCATCCAGACAACCGACGCAACCGCCGCAAAGTATATCAGCCATCTAAAGAGACAAAGAGAATTAATCAATAGTTACGATGAAGTAATAGATGTAAGTATCAAGGAGAAGCTCCTCTTACTTGTAACCTCCTTAGATATCAATAAGATAAGTCATATGACAGGCCTCCAAATAGCTCAAGCTTTTGGCATTTTCTATGACAAAATGGATTCACTCGCCCTTAAAACAGCAATGAGGGATTCGGTAAGCAGAGTCGTAGAGGCTATTCGTAAGAAGCGGGGCAGGATCGGCTTAAACATGCAAGCTAGTGGAATTACAGTAGTAGTAGACGAAGAGCAGCAGTCCAATGATTGCACGCCGCATGTCATCGAGACAGCCGTAGATACCCAAATGACGTATAAAAGCATGGGAAAGTACGTCAAGGATGCCGTAAAAGAGAAGAGAGCAGAAGACCCCCACCCCCATCAAGATATCAAGAGGGGTGCCCTTGGGGGGTCCACACCCCTTTAGAGTGCCGATAGTACTGGTTTATACACTTTTTTTATAAGCGAAGGACTAAGGATGCCGTACAAGCTACAGAAGGTTAAGGGAGGGTACAAAGTAGTGAGTCCCAATGGACCCCACTCCAAGAAACCACTCTCTAAAAGGATGGCTTTGAAGCAACTCGCGGCGATAATGGCCTCTACTGGTGGAAAGTGATGCTTAGACCTTCTTTTTCTTCTTCAATCTCTCGGCGATCAAAAGGACTATTTCCATATAATATTCCTGCTTTAGAGGAATCTTGCGGCGCGAGAAGAGTGTTTGGACAGAACGCGGGGTTATCCCCAGAATCTTCGCTATCGACTTGTTGGTTAACCGGATCATACACACCTCCAAAGAGTCAAATGACGTAGTTTTGGATTAGAATATACGTCATTATGGGTAAAGTCAAGGATAAAGAATGCAAAGGCAAGTAGCAGAATGTCCCTTTTGCCTCGGAAACGGGAAGGTGATCTATGGTCCTGATACCGAAATGGGCCGGATTGAGGCCCTCTGCCCTCTGTGCCGCGGTGTGGGTCATCTTAACCCTGTGTGGATCGGCCCTGTCGTGCGAACATCCGGGATATTCAAGGAGCCTAAAGATGCCAGCCTATAGACAGTCTCCTACGTCAGTAACCCCATCCATGAAGAGGATGGTCGAAATGCTCACCGGAAGTATCCCCTCGGACATTTACGAGAGCCAGTCTGATATTCTACCAGGAAGCAACATCTCCCCTACGGGTGATCAGTACTCGGATATAAACGCTCAGTGGTCGAGTCTGTCTCCCGACCAACAGATGGCCTACGCCCAATCGTATCTCTCGAAACAGAACGAATACTACGACCCCGAAGGGACCGGTCAAGCCATAACTTCTCGTAGTCCCGGAATCGGGAATACCTATTATACCAAAGATTACACCGAATACATTCCCATAGACCCCTATGGTCTGAACTCTGGTGTTGGAAACCCCGGAGACCCGACTGGCCCAGCTTCGACTCTTCACCCAGCCTCTTCTATATATGAAGCCCTTTCAGCCCCCTACGGGTATGGAACATCGGGCCAGGAGACCTTTGCCTTCGACTCCGCCCCATACTGGATAAAGCAGTTCACCCAAGGCCAGAGTGTCTTTGGACACCCGCTTCAATATACATCTTCTACCCAAGCCGAAGAGTGGCGTAATGCTATAAACGATGCAAACAATAAATCCTGGTGGGGGAGGGATTTAGCCTCTGACATCCCCATGTACGGAGGGAAGACCTTTGCAGCCTTAGTCGCAGCCGCGATAGCCCAGGAAGCACTCCCTGCTATGTTCGCAGGTGCTGGTGTCGGAGGGACATCCGGTGGGGCTTCGTTAGCAGGAGGAGGGTCGGTTCAGGTAGGTAATCTAGCCGCCGCCGGTGCAGGAAGCAGTCCTTTGGTCTACGGTTCTCCCGAATTCAATCAGGCCGCATCCCAATTAGGCATGGCCCCGGAAGAGGCAATGAGTCTCTGGCCCGCTTATGGTGAAATGAGTCTCGGTGAGGCCGCGCCATCTTTAACCACTAGATATGCCCCTAAGATGCTATCCAATGCTGCTATTTCTTCCGCCCAAAGGGGAAATCTGAATCTTAACGATATTGCCCGATCAATGGCCGGTGATGTAGTAGGTGCCGGAACTGATATAGGAATGAATTATATGGGTACTGCACCCGATACTGTCCTGGGTGGCGTAGTCAGTCAAGGGTCAAGGGGCGTCTCCGCCCCCTACATTAATGAGTTGTTTTCTCAAACAACACAGCCAGCCGACCTTAATGCTCTCTACGAGCAGTTTAAACAGGCTCAACAATCCTACCCAGCTACCACTGTAGAAACGCCAACCCAGGCAGCTTCGGGTAATGAACAGGAAACCTTCAACGCATTCTTACAGTATTTACAGCAGCGGCAGGGGGCGACTAGTAACCGTCTGCCGGGAGTCTCTTCTAACCTTATGAAATACTATAATTTACGGTAATCATGGGTAAGTTCGGAAAGAAATACGGCTCTAAGAAGACCGACCATCGCGAAGTAAAAGAATCTAAAGGTCCGGAAGACCTCGACGGGATGATGGAGGACTTCGAGAGAAAGTACCCTATCTTCTTTATCGAGATGAATGAAATTCAGGATAAGTTCATAAGGGTAAAGAACAGATTCGGAAGAATGCCACGCAGGAGATTCTTAGAAGCCGGAAACAAGCTAGGAAAATGTGTGACATATCGTACACTTATAGACACTACTTCGGGAGAGAAGACTATCGGGGAACTCTTTGAAGCCGGTATGCCGTTTGAGGTATATGCATGGGACGGAGAAAAGAAGGTTCCCGCGATAGCCTCTGCTCCCTTTAAAAAGCCAGGACTGCACACTTGTTATAAGATTACAATGTCAGATGGTCGATGGATAGAGGCTGCTGACCTCCACCGAGTTCTCTGTTCCGACGGTTCCTATAGCACTGTCGATCAGCTTGTCGATTGCGTTCTCTCTTATCGCCCGCATATTTTCGTCGATTCACAGACATATTCAAAAACCCTTGGTAAGACCAGTGCGGAATCTTCCCCTTCAATTCACTCCGAAGATGATCGGCATTGTGCTGGAAAAGCATCAGGTTCTCAAGTACATTATTCTGAGAGTTCCCGTCTATATGGTGGACAACCTCAGACCGCAGAAGGTATCTCCCCAACTTCTGTTCCATCAGAAGTCGATGCTCCAGGACAT